GAACGGTCGAATTTAGTCCTTTTCATGTACATTGCAGGAGCATCGCTAAAGCGATGTCCTCGAACTCTTATTTTTTTTCGAGCCAAAATTTCACCTTCTTCGAAGTGTAAACCTAATAATTGACCTAAAGCAAATTATTATTAGGTTTTAGATTATTTTTGCGTCACCTACGCCAGTTACATCAAGTAAGTAACTGGCTTCGGTGACGCCTATTTATGTATTTCTTCATTATTATGTTCTAAAGTGTTACTTTTTTCTTGTGTTTGTTTAGTACTTGCGGACTGTTGTGGTTCATCAAAGGTATATTTACTGCCATATAGACCTTCTCGTTGGAGATATTCGAGCGTTTCAGGATTATTCAATTGGTCGATGAAATTCATAGGATCGTGACCGAATTTAGCTCGAACATACGCAGGCAGGCTGTAGAATTCTTCACGAACTCCAGACACAAGCTCAAGAGCTGTACTGTAGTCACCGGGAAGCGTTGCATCTCCGAACTGCAGATAAGCGTATTGCGAACTATCGCCGAGGTCAAGAGTCATGATACCTTTCTGACCGTCTGCATACTTATTCACGATATAATTGATGTCAGTTTCATCTTTCTCGTCCTGAACCGTGAGGGAGGGCATAGTGAACTCAATGCCGCAATGGTCATGTTCTTCAACTGGGTCATAAGCTGTTCTAAATTTCATAGTTTCACCTCCTTTCGCAGGCGCCTAGACGCGGCGGGCGTAGCGCACAGAAAAAGGACGATCTCTCGCGAGACCGTCCTTATTCTGATACGCTCTATATTAGATTATCATTAAATGGCGTCATTGTCAACATCCCGTACGTAATCTACGGCGCGACCAACCAATATAGGAACGCGGGATTCGTCAGAACTTTCAATATAATAGCGGCCATCAGAATCGCCAAGGTTACCGATATAATGAAGACTGAAATCTTCAGGATAACTGTTAATAAGCGTCTTATCATCGTTAACTAATCCTTCGAAAGCTCGCAGGGCGAGCATGTCATTATGGTAGACCTGCGGAGGGCTGAATTGTTCAGCCTTGGAATCATAAATGGAATAGAGTCTCAGCGGAACCATCTCCTTTTCTTATAGAAACTAAATACCTACGAATCATGAGATATAGCGTAGCTGATATGACATAATAGTCATTATCAAGACGAATAACTCTAGAATCATCAGGTTTCAGGCGGTAAGCGGCATATTTGCTGCCACAAAAAGAGTAATTGAAGAGAATATTACGATTCGAACAGAATTTTTCAACGGCCTCAAGTTCACGAATAAGCATCACCTCGTTTCTGATTTAATGATAACACAGTCATAATACTTTGTCAAGCTTTCTGCCAAGAAAATGCTTATACTTACCTTCCTGAACACGACAGCGGTCAACCAAACGCTCAAAAGTGTTGTTCTCCAAATTATGAAGCATCTTCTCAATACGATTATTACGAATATATTCCATCCAGTGAGGATGCGTTTCATCGAATTTTTTATCGTAATAACGAGGCGGAAGCATCTTTCTGCCATTGATAACAACATAATCATTGGCATAGCATTCTTCACCATGTTTTTCAAGCCAAAGGGCACCGATACCAGGACGATTAGACGCGACCATAAACTCAGGAATACGACCTTTATAGTGAGAAGGGGCATCTTTACCTGTCTGCTTTTTAACTATATAGCGAGCAACATAGGCAGCAGCGTCAAAACTAAACTCACCAATAAGATGCATACCGTATTTCCATACTTTGGCAAAACGAGAAGAAGTATAAGTATTATAACCGTCTGTACGGAACCGAAAAATTTTGTCAGTAAAATCAATATTAAACAAAATGTAATGATAATGGGGACGAGCATGAAGTTCACCGTATTCACCACAGCCAAGAAAGCGAATACCACTGCCATACTCACGACGAAGATTCTTCATAAATGTCTGATGAAATTTCTTACTTAAGCTTTTATCGCGAGGCAAATGATAATCATCAAAAGTGCAAGTGACGAAATAAGCAGAAGACGAAGAACGGGCTTCGTGAACAGCACGGACAGCCCACTGTCTGCTATTTTCGAGACGACAACCGATGCATTGTTTACAAGAACAACGAATGAAACGATTATCGCTAGCAAGCTCAGGGTGAGAGGCAAGGCTACCGTAAAAACTATAATGTTGTTTTCCATTTTTCGTAATCGCTCCTTCAACTGGGTACATAAGTATAGGATTATAACAAACCATATTAATCACCTGTACCGATTGTATCAGGATTAAGTCAGAATGTCAAATCCTAAATCCACCTCGTCCTACTCTTTTAAAATTTCTACGGCGAGATCTGGAGGTACGCCGAAAAAGACGGCGAGAACCTCGTTTAGATAAGCGGCGACGTCTCACTTAGCATCCCTCCAAGAACCGAAAAAACGGCTAGTTTTTTTAGAATCGTTCTTATCAGCAACTGGCTCAATAAGTTGAGCAACATCGGCCTGAAAGTCCGAGGCAACTTTTTTGGCAGTCACAGTATTCGAAGAAGCTCTACCTTTAAGAGCTTCAATTAGATCCACAACTTCCTGAATAAAGGGAACAACAACAGAAACAATAAAAGTCAGAATCATAGTAGTTTTATTAGGCATTTAATTTATCTCCTTCCAAAATAGCGACCTCCGAGGAAGCCTATAACATTTTTGATGGTGGAACCAACACCACTAGCGACAGACCTAGGAGCACCTGTAAGACTTTCAATATTTTTATAGAAATCACGTTCCATACCTGCCATTTCAGTTTGAATATTATCAAAAGCGGCGGCAGAGTTAGCACGATTAGCAGAAGCAATGTTGTTCAATACACCAGAGCTAAGATAAGAACCCTGAAGACGAAGGTTTTCAAGCTCCAAATTCATCTTTTCAAGCTCATAACCAAGACGTTTTTCATAAGTCTGCTCGCGAAGATTTAAATCATTCGCAAGAATACCATTCTGAAGAACTGTACCATGGGTGCTCTGACGCACAGAATCGGCTTCTGCGACGTTTTTATCAATCTGAGATACGGCAAGATGCTCGGCATTCTTAGCCTGCCTTTCAGCGGCACTAGCGGCTTTAGCAGAGTTCATGGTAGAACCGATATCACTCATACCTACAGAAGCAGCTGAAGCTCCAGATATAGAACCGCCTATACCATTAGTTGCAGCAAGAATGGGATTAAGACCAGCTTTGCGCATATCTTCTACAGCCCATTGATAACGATGTTTATAGTTCTCAACATTCCAAGCGTTAGCCTGTGCGGCATTAGCGGAATTATAATGATTCTGAACCGCAGATCCGAGGACAGAACCGGCAATACTACCTAATGTATTCGAGAGCCATGACATATAACCAACTCCTTCTAGAAGTGATCGACAAGGCCGGGCGTACCGAACATAGGCATAGGACGAACTGTTGTGTAGCGGAAGCCTATGTCAAGCAAGAACTCAGGCTCATCTTGAACCGCAATAATGCGCTTGATGGGCGGATTTTCGGTGATGAACTCTTCATTCAGGGTAGGAGCATTACTGAAGAACTGAGATAAGTGCCAGACATCGAGGTTGCCACCAGTTACAGAGCTACGGAACTTGCCAGTAATCTGCGAGGGTTTATAGCGATATTCGGCATAACGCTCCTGATAGCCGAAAACAGTAGTATCAGCTTCAGTACCTTGAGCGTAGATCTCACGAAGCTCAATAGCCTGTTCACCAAGGTGAGCGAATGTCGGCCAATAGAAATCATAGACCGTAGAACGAAGCCACATCTTGTTGATGCCCTGCTGGTAGGTAAGATCGGCGCGAGCGCTAACGAAGCCTATAATATAGCCGTGTTCGACGAAAGATTTCGTGAATCCATGGAACTTAGCCGCAGTAACGCCATAAGCTGAGAGATTGCCTTGAGGGGAGGTGCTGTCGGTTGCAGAAGTCTGAGCTATTGGATTGACGTTAACCATCTTAGTGAACGAGCCAAGAAATTCCGGACGCTGAAGACGCGCGTCTGGAGAAACGACGCCGAAGAAAGAGCGAAGTACTTCAGTATACCGACTACCACCGCGAGCGAGACGTTCATAGAACTTCTGCATCTGAAAAGCTGTACGCAAGCTGTTGATCGTAAAAATGCTCGAAGTATCCAAGTCAACATAAGAATCATTAGCAAGAAAACCAGAAGCAGGCTGAGCAGATATAGTGACATGAGAGTTCGTATTGCCAGCGAAGCCACCTACAGTACTCCAGTCAGTGTTTCCAGTCCTACCGAAGGAAATAGATCCACTGCCAGTAGCAACCCTACCGCCACCATAAGAAGAAGAATCATTGGTAGCATCAACGGCGGCAAGCTGAGTAGAATTACTATGGAGAAGATAACCAGTCGTAGGCGAAGGATCGACTATAGAAGCAGTGCCGGCAAGTCCTACAGATACGCCAGGTCCTTTCTGCGTCCACGGTAAAGCAGAAGTAAAATAGTCATGACGCTTACCACGAGGCGGACAAGCGAGGCCAGGAAAGATGTTAGTATCAGTTGTAAACACCCAAGCAGGCTGTTCAGAAGCTCGGGCAGAGTTCAAAACTTCGTTGGCATCGCCTTTCTGAATCTTGACGGATTTCTGGAGGTTTTCGTCTCTAAACCATTCATTCCAAATAAGGTATACACCACGAAATGGAAGAGCGCTAATACCAGATAAATTACCAGACGTATTCACGGGCAGGCCGAAATAGTCCCAGAGAGAGCCTATATAGGCATTTTCAGAGTTGCCGGTAGCAGTAACAGTAGGGATAACATAATCAGTACTATCGTCAGGGTCTTCCTGTTCGAAACAGAAATTCTGCCAGTGGTCCCAAACAAGGCGGTTTGGAACAAAAAAGAAAAACCAATCAAGATAAATATTATCCATAATAGGCTTAATAGGAGTAGCAAGGCGAGCGAAATAATTAACAGACATACGAGTAGTATCGCCAGGCAAAACCTCGTCAACAAATACAGGTATGAGCTTACCTGAATCAAACGTTGTCTTATAAACATGAGAACGGTCGAATTTAGTCCTTTTCATGTACATTGCAGGAGCATCGCTAAAGCGATGTCCTCGAACTCTTATTTTTTTTCGAGCCAAAATTTCACCTTCTTCGAAGTGTAAACCTAATAATTGACCTAAAGCAAATTATTATTAGGTTTTAGATTATTTTTGCGTCACCTACGCCAGTTACATCAAGTAAGTAACTGGCTTCGGTGACGCCTATTTATGTATTTCTTCATTATTATGTTCTAAAGTGTTACTTTTTTCTTGTGTTTGTTTAGTACTTGCGGACTGTTGTGGTTCATCAAAGGTATATTTACTGCCATATAGACCTTCTCGTTGGAGATATTCGAGCGTTTCAGGATTATTCAATTGGTCGATGAAATTCATAGGATCGTGACCGAATTTAGCTCGAACATACGCAGGCAGGCTGTAGAATTCTTCACGAACTCCAGACACAAGCTCAAGAGCTGTACTGTAGTCACCGGGAAGCGTTGCATCTCCGAACTGCAGATAAGCGTATTGCGAACTATCGCCGAGGTCAAGAGTCATGATACCTTTCTGACCGTCTGCATACTTATTTACGATGTAATTGATATCAGTTTCATCTTTCTCGTCCTGAACCGTAAGAGAAGGCATAGTAAACACAATGCCGCAATGATCATGTTCTTCTACAGGATCATAAGCTGTCTTAAATTTCATAGTTTCACCTCCTTTCGCAGGCGCCTAGACGCGGCGGGCGTGGCGTACAAAAAAAGAACGATCTCTGTGAGACCGTCCTTTTTCTGATACGCTCTTTATCAGGTTATCATTTAGTAGAATCATTGTCAACAGGCTGAACATATTCTATGGCGCGACCAACCATGACAGGAATGTGGGACTCATCACTATTCTCAACGTAATAGCGACCGTCGCTGTCACCGAGATTGCCAACATAATACAAAGTAAAATCTTCAGGATACTTTTTAATAAGCATTTTATCATCGTTAACTATACCCTCAAAAGCTCGCAGAGCAAGCATATCATTGTGGTAAACCTGCGGAGGACTGAACTGTTCAGCCTTGGAATCATAAATGGAATAAAGTCTCAGCAGAATCATCTCCTTTTCTAAGTGCAACCAAATACCTGCGAATCATAAGATATAACGTAGCTGATATAACATAATAGTCATTATCAAGGCGAATAACTTTAGAATCATCAGGTTTAAGACGGTAAGCGGCATATTTACTTCCACGAAAAGAATAATTAAAAGGAATATTACGCTTACAACAGAAATTACTAACAGCTCTAAACTCACTAATAAGCATCACCTCATTTCCGATTTAATGATAACACAGTCACAATACCTTGTCAAGTTTTCTGCCAAGAAAATGTTTATACTTACCTTCCTGAACACGACAACGATCAATCAAACGTTCAAAAGTATTATTCTCCAGGTTATGCAGCATCTTCTCGATACGGTTATTACGAATAAACTCCATCCAGTGAGGATGGGTTTCATCAAATTTCTTATCATAATAACGAGGAGGACGCATCTTTTTGCCGTTAATAACAACGAAATCATTAGCATAACACTCTTCACCGTGCTCTTCAAGCCAACGGGCACCGATGCCAGGGCGATTAGACGCGACAATAAACTCAGGAATGCGACCTTTATAGTGAGCAGGAGCATCTTTACCAGTCTGCTTCTTCACTATGTAACGCGCGACATAGGCAGCAGAATCAAAGCTAAACTCGCCAATAAGATGCATACCGTATTTCCAGACCTTCGCAAAACGAGAAGAAGTATAAGTATTATAACCGTCTGTACGGAACCGAAAAATTTTGTCATCAAAATCAATATTAAACAATATGTAATGATAATGGGGACGACCATGAAGTTCACCATATTCACCGCAGCCGAGAAAACGAATACCGCTGCCATACTCACGACGAAGATTCTTCATGAAAGTCTGATGAAATTTCTTGCTTAAGCTTTTATCACGTGGCAAATGATAATCGTCAAAAGTGCAAGTAACGAAATAAGCAAAAGACGAAGAACGGGCTTCGTGAACAGCACGGACAGCCCATTGTCTACTATTTTCGAGACGACAACCGATGCATTGTTTACAAGAACAACGAATGAAACGGCTATCACCAGCAAGCTCAGGGTGAGAGGAAAGGCTACCGTAAAAACTATAATGCTGCTTCCCATTTTTCGTAACAGCTCCTTCAACTGGATACATGAGAATAGGATTATAACAAACCATATTAATCACCTGTACCGATTGTATCAGGACTAAGTCAGAATGTCAAATCCTAAATCCACCTCGTCCTACTCTTTTAAAATTTCTACGACGAGATCTGGAAGTACGCCGAAAAAGACGGCGAGAACCTCGTTTAGATAAACGACGTCGTCTCATTTAGCATCCCTCCAAGAACCGAAAAAACGGCTAGTTTTTTTAGAATCATTCTTATTAGCAACTGGCTCAACAAGCTGCGCAACATCGGTTTGAAAGTCCGAAGCAACCTTTTTAGCAGTAACAGTATTCAAAGAAGCTTTACCTTTAAGGGCTTCAATCAGATCTACAACTTCCTGAATAAAGGGAACAACAACAGAAACAATAAAAGTCAAAATCATAGTAGTTTTGTTAGACATAAAATTTATCTCCTTCCAAAGTAACGACCTCCGAGGAAGCCTATAACATTTTTGATGGTAGAACCAACACCGCTGGCGACAGACCTAGGAGCACCTGTAAGGCTTTCAATATTTTTATAGAAATCACGCTCCATACCTGCCATTTCAGTTTGAATATTATCAAAAGCGGCAGCAGAATTAGCACGATTAGCAGAAGCAATATTGTTCAGAACACCAGAGCTAAGGTAAGAGCCCTGAAGACGAAGGTTTTCAAGCTCCAAATTCATCTTTTCAAGCTCATAACCAAGACGTTTTTCATAGGTCTGCTCACGAAGATTCAAATCATTTGCAAGAATACCATTCTGAATAACTGTACCATGGGTGCTCTGACGCACAGAATCGGCTTCTGCGACGTTTTTATCAATTTGAGATATTGCAAGATGCTCAGCATTCTTTGCCTGTCTCTCAGCGGCACTAGCGGCTTTAGCAGAGTTCATGGTAGAACCAATATCACTCATACCTACAGAAGCAGCTGAAGCTCCAGATATAGAACCGCCTATACCATTAGTTGCAGCAAGAATAGGGTTAAGACCAGCTTTGCGCATATCTTCTACAGCCCATTGATAACGATGTTTATAATTTTCAACGTTCCACTCGTTAGCTTGTGCTGCATTAGCAGAATTGTAATGATTCTGAACTACAGATCCAAGAACAGAACCAGCGACGCTGCCTAAAGTATTAGAAAGCCAAGACATGAAAACAGCTCCTTTTAGAAATGATCAACAAGGCCGGGTGTGCCAAACATAGGCATAGGACGAACAGTAGTGTAACGGAAGCCTATGTCAAGCAAGAACTCAGGCTCACTGGGAACAGCGATAATGCGCTCAATAGGTGGATTTTCCACAATAAATTCCTCGTTTAGAGTGGGAGCGTTCTTGAAGAACTGTGAAAGGTGCCAAACGTCAAGGTTGCCACCAGTTACAGAGCTGCGGAACTTACCTGTAATCTGCGAAGGTTTATAGCGATATTCGGCATAACGTTCCTGATAGCCAAAAACAGTAGTATCAGCTTCAGAACCTTGAGCATAGATCTCACGAAGCTCAATAGCCTGCTCGCCAAGATGAGCGAATGTCGGCCAATAGAAATCATAAACAGTAGAACGAAGCCACATCTTGTTAATACCCTGCTGATAAGTAAGATCGGCACGAGCACATACAAAGCCGAAAACATAACCATGTTCGACAAAAGACTTAGTAAAACCATGGAATTTGGCAGCAGTAACACCATAAGCAGAGAGATTGCCTTGAGGGGAGGTATCGTCGGTTGCAGAAGTCTGAGCTATTGGATTGACGTTAACCATTTTAGTGAAAGAGCCGAGGAACTCAGGGCGCTGAAGACGAGCGTCAGGAGAAACTACGCCAAAGAAAGAGCGAAGCACTTCTGTATACCGGCTACCACCACGAGCAAGGCGCTCGTAGAATTTCTGCATCTGGAAGGCAGTACGAAGACTGTTGATGGTAAATATACTTGAACTATCAAGATCGGCGTAAGAATCCTTAGAAAGCCAAGAAGAACCAGGTTTAGCAACAACAGTAGAAGCACCAGAACCGTTAACAGAGTGACCAGCTATAGAAACACTATAACCACCTTGATACTGTAATATACCGTTTCCAGAAGTATAAACACTATGAACACCGCCATCTTCAGAAAGCTGAGCAGCGCCTAAATTCTGATTATCCTGCGCAACAAAATAGCCTGTAACAGGCGAAGGATCAACTAATGTAGCGGTACCGGCAAGGCCTATAGATACACCAGGTCCCTTCTGTGTCCATGGAAGAGCAGAAGTAAAGTAATCATGACGCTTACCGCGAGGCGGACAGGCCAAGCCGGGAACAATGTTGGTACCTGACGTGAAAACCCAAGAAGGCTGTTCAGCAGCTCGGGCAGAGTTTAGAACTTCGTTGGTATCGCCTTTCTGAATCTTGACGGATTTCTGTAAGTTTTCATCTCGAAACCATTCGTTCCAAATGAGGTATACACCACGAAATGGAAGAGCGCTAATACCAGACAAGTTACCACTCGTATTTACAGGCAAACCGAAATAATCCCAAAGAGAACCTACATAAGCATTATCAGAGTTACCAGTAGCAGCAACAGTAGGAATAACATAATCAGTACTATCATCAGGGTCTTCCTGTTCAAAGCAGAAATTCTGCCAGTGTTCCCAAACAAGACGATTTGGGACAAAAAAGAAAAACCAGTCCAGATAAATATTATCCATGATAGGCTTAATAGGAGTAGCCAAACGAGCGAAGTAATTAACAGACATACGTGTAGTATCGCCAGGCAAAACCTCATCAACAAATACAGGAACAAGCTTACCTGAATCAAAAGTTGTCTTATAAACATGGGAACGGTCGAACTTAGTCCTTTTCATGTACATTGCAGGAGCATCACTGAAGCGATGTCCTCGAACTCTTATTTTTTTTCGGGCCAAAATTTCACCTTCTTCGAAGTGTAAACCTAATAATTAACATAAAGCAAATTATTATTAGGTTTTAGATTATTTTTGCGTCACCTACGCCAGTTACATCAAGTAAGTAACTGGCTTCGGTGACGCCTATTTTTGTGTTTCTTCATTATTTTGTTCTAAAGTGTTACTTTTTTCTTGTGTTTGTTTACCACTTACGGACTGTTGTGGTTCGTCAAAGGTATATTTGCTGCCATACAGACCTTGTCGTTGGAGATACTCAAGCGTTGCAGGATCATTCAATTGGTTGATGAAATTCATAGGATCGTGACCGAATTTAGCTCGAACATAAGCGGGCAAACTGTAGAATTCTTCACGAACTCCAGACACAAGCTCAAGCGCTGTACTGTAGTCGCCGGGAAGCGTTGCATCTCCGAACTGAAGGTAAGCGTATTGCGAACTATCGCCGAGGTCAAGAGTCATGATACCTTTCTGACCGTCTGCATACTTATTTACGATGTAATTGATATCAGTTTCATCTTTCTCGTCCTGAACTGTAAGAGAGGGCATAGTAAACTCAATACCGCAATGATCATGTTCTTCTACGGGATCATAAGCTGTCTTAAATTTCATAGTTTCACCTCCTTTCGCAGGCGCCTAGACGCGGCGGGCGTGGCGTACAAAAAAAGGGCGATCTCCACGAGATCGTCCTTTTTCTGATACGCTCTTTATTAGATTATCATTTAGTAGAATCACTGTCAACAGGCTGCACATATTCTATGGCGCGACCAACCATGACAGGAATACGGGACTTGTCACAATCCTCAGTATAATAGCGACCGTCGCTGTCATCGAGATTGCCAACATAATACAAAGTAAAATCTTCAGGATACTTTTTAATAAGCATTTTATCATCATTGACTATACCTTCGAAAGCTCTCAGAGCAAGCATATCGTTGTGATAAACCTGCGGAGGACTGAACTGTTCAGCTTTGGAATCATAAATACAATAAAGTCTCAGCGGAACCATCTCCTTTTCTAAGTGCAACTAAATACCTGCGAATCATAAGATATAACGTAGCTGATATAACATAATAGTCATCATCAAGGCGAATAACTTTAGAATCATCAGGTTTAAGACGGTAAGCGGCATATTTACTTCCACGAAAAGAATAATAAAAAGGAATATTACGCTTACAACAAAAATTACTAACAGCTCTAAACTCACTAATAAGCATCACCTCATTTCCGACTTAATGATAACACAGTCACAATACCTTGTCAAGCTTTCTGCCAAGAAAATGCTTATACTTACCTTCCTGAACGCGGCAGCGGTCAATCAAACGCTCAAAAGTATTGTTCTCCAAGTTATGCAGCATCTTCTCAATACGGTTATTGCGAATAAACTCCATCCAGTGAGGATGCGTTTCATCAAATTTCTTATCATAATAACGAGGAGGACGCATCTTTTTGCCGTTAATAACAACATAATCGTTAGCATAACACTCTTCACCATGCTCTTCAAGCCATTTTCCGCCTATGCCAGGACGATTGGATGCAAGCATAAACTCAGGCGTACAGCCTTTATAGTGAGATTCAGCATTTTTACCAGTCTGCTTTTTAACTATGTAACGGGCAACATAGGCAGCAGCGTCAAAACTAAACTCGCCAATAAGATGCATACCGTATTTCCAGACCTTCGCAAAACGAGAAGAAGTATAAGTATTATAACCGTCTGTACGGAACCGAAAAATTTTGTCATCAAAATCAATATTAAACAATATGTAATGATAATGGGGACGACCATGAAGTTCACCATATTCACCGCAGCCGAGAAAACGAATAC